TAAAAAAACACGATACTGTAAAAGCATTATTTAAGAATACTATTGTTACGGTTACTCCAGCACTTATTAAATCTACTATTGAGGACGTAATTGGAATGACAATATTGATTTGGGATGAAAAAATAAAAGTCGGAAAAACGACTAAAAATGTATTTCCGGACAATATCGTTACATTGATTCCAAATGGACAATTAGGAACAATGGAATATGGGCCAACTCCTACAAAAACTGATGAATTGCTTGGGTTGTTAGGAGACAGAGAAGTTGTGGATATAGCAGGAACATTTGCAACTGTGGAAGTTGTGCCTGAATCAAAATCGGCAGGGGTTGTAAATAATGTAAACGTTGTAATTGAAGATTTAGTTGCTCCGAATCCATCAATAATAAACAGCATGTTTATAGCAACAGTTGGGTAGGTGAATTGAATGGCAAAAGAGAATAAAAAGGAAGAGGCAAAAGCTATTGTTGAAGCAGTAGCTTTAACGCCTTTGAGATACAACGATGTTAGATATGAAATTGGGGATAAGCTAGAATTGACTGAAACAGAATTTGAGGTTTTAGCAGAAAGCAAACTTGTCGGCGAAAGAGTTGATGAGTAATGACTGATGAAACTTTGGAGGAACTGAAAAAATATATTCCTGAAACTTCAGATTTTGATGTAGGAGTTGTTGAGCAGTTTTATAAAGTCGCTGAAGAAAAACATAGCAGTGAAAAAGAAAAATTGCTCAAAATATATCTTTTTGGATATTTACTCACTTCATTAGATGATTTTGATTTTATGAAAGTTCAAGTATCTAACATTGTAATTGAAGAAACAGGTGGAAATAATCAATATTTAATGATGTATAAACAGTTGTTAAAAACACTTGGAATCGACGAAAACGAAACAACTGTATCAATAGTTTAAGGAGTGGATTATGTTTAATTTTAAAAACAAGGAAAAAGGAGAAATTCTGCTTGTCAAATTGAATCACATATTGCTTAAAGAAGGCGATAATAAACTTGATTTGACACCTCGCAGAATGAATATTGCGGAAGAGGAAATTAAGGAAAGAAAACTTAATATCGAAATTATAGAGCTGGGTGATAAGAATGCCGTGCAAACTGAAAATGAAGGAGAAGCTGAAAAACAAGAACTTGGAGAAACTTCTGGCGATGAATAAGCAAAAAATTGAAGTTGGAACAGTAACCAATTATAGTGTTAAAGGTGGGTTTAATGCCTTTGGATTATCCAATGTTCTTGATACAGGATCTAGCCGTGGAGTCCCAGGATGGAATTATAACCAAAAGGCTTTTGAACAGTTTAAGCCAATGGCGGCTAGATACTTTTAAGAAGGAGTTGCAAAGATTATAAACGGAAGTTTTAGTGTAGATGCGATGACTAATAAAATTGGAACAGAGGCAAGTACAAAATATAAAGCGATGATTGAAAGAATTAAAAGTCCAGCAAACAGTCCTGTGACAATTATGAGAAAAGGATTCAACAATCCGATGATTGAAACAGGACATTTTAAAAGCAATATCGCCGCCAAGATTAATGGTGGAAGAATTGTTGGGAGAGGTGGTGGATAGTGGACAGGAAAGTTAGGGCAGCTATTAGAAAAGTTTTGAAGGTTATAAGGAAGTTTTCCGATGATGTAACTGTGTATTTGGAAGATTCTGAAGTTGAATTTGATGATTTAGGAAATCCAATTCAAAACAAAATAGAAAAGATTGTAAAAATGGCTATATTAACACCAAAACATAATTCATCGTTTCCACAAAGTATGGACGGAAGTTTTTTATCAGATAAAAAAGAGGGGTACTACATTCTAAACAAGACAAACGACTTTAAAATTTCTGAAAATATGAAACTGAAACATAACGGTGTGATTTATAGAATAGTCAATATCGAAGAAAATTATGGAGAGTTTTTGAGAATGGAGCTGAATATAGATGACAAGCGAAATTAGAAAAGAAGTTGTGAATGATATTAAAGAGTTTTGTAAAAAGTTTGGCATAAATCAAGTTATCAATGAAGAAAAACGTGATGAAATTTCGGCTGAACAGTATGAAAAACTTAAATTTCCACTTGTTTTCTATAATCTGTATATTGAAGATGCAGGCGGTCCTATTCCTTTTGGAAACGATAAATATTGTTATGATGAGGAAATACAGGCACTTTTGACTTTGGAATCACGAGAGAAAGATAATGATTTTGATATGCTTTATATGTTTTTGGCAAATACAAACGCAACAAATGATTACTTTAATGATAGAAAACATCAAAGGAAAATACGGAAAGTATATAAGATACAGGAAACGCCTTTTAATTTTATGGGCAGAAAATATTACAAACAAGTTCTGCAATTTAGCTATTTTGCAGAGCATTATATAAATAAAGATTTTAGGGAGGAATAATGGCAATAGAAAGAAATGATTTGAATACATTGAATAATGTACAAATAAAATCAGAAAATAACAGAGCATTTTATGCCGATGTCAGAAGCTTAATGTTTTTTACAAAAGACTTCGCAATATCGCCAACTTATATTACAGAGCCAAAGGATTTATTGGAGCTGAATGTGAGTGGATTAGATGAGAATCATATTTTTTATAAGTTAATAGCAAGTGCCTATTCACAATCATACACTCCATTAAATGTTGTAGTGTACGGAAACAATACAGCAACTACGTTTACGGAACTTATGAAAACTTATGTAGATCATGAGGACGCTTTCGAGGTTACCAACTGGATTACTAATATGGATATAGTCGCAGAGAAAAATTACATAGACAGTATTATAGCTTATGCAAAAACTGACAAGGATAAGCAGTTCTTTATAGCTGTAAATTATGAAAAATTAGGAAATTCAGCCAAAGCCGTAGCACTACAGACAGATAATAATGTTGACAATGTAGCATTTGTTATTGAAGGGGCTAAGAACTTGGCAAAAGGAAACTGGCTTACTGGAGCATTGGTTGGTGGAACGGTAGGATACAAGGATTTGGGAAGTTATATTGTGCATTCTACACAAATTAACGGATTCGTGCAGGAGAACTTCACAAAAACAGAGCAAAAGGCATTCTGGGACGCTGGATTGAATTATCTATCTAAACCAACGCAAGGATATTTTCATGTTGTAAATGGGATTAATTCAGATAATAAGACGCTTATTGAATTGAAATTGATTGAGATTTGGTTAAGAGATGGATTGAAAAAGGATTTGACAATCTTCCAGGTGAGAAAAGATAAAATACCTTTGAATGATACTGGAAGACTGATGATAGAATCAATAATTAGAGAACGTTGTAGACAAGGTGCTAATGCCGGAATGTTTATGGTGGATAATGCTGGAAGCTATTTTGGAATCATAACTCAAAAAGATAAGAATGGCAACGAGATAAATATTAAGTTAGGACATTTGACAGTAGATGAGATAACACAGGAGTCAATCAGGGAAGGGAAATTCAAATTTGATTTAAAAGTTACTTATCTGAACGGCGTTAGATATGTTTCGCTTACTGGAGCAATTACAACAGACGGAGAAATTATTTTTAATAAATAAGGAGGTAAAGATATATGGCAACAAAACAATATAACGTGGATAACGTCAAAATCATACTGACTGCCGCAGGAATTCCTTATGCGATTACTTGCAGACACGAAGATGGTTTTGAAGACGATCCGAATACAGAAAGTTCAAGTTCCACGATTGCAAGCTGTGGACAGAAAGTGGTAAACGTATCGGTAGATGAAAGTGTATCTATTACGTTAAGCCTGCTTTACGGAAGTGAAGAACACAGAACAATGGAAAGGTTGCACAAACTTTGGAAAGCAAATAAAGGGCTGTTTCCAATGTTTATGGTAATCACTGATACAAATACAAATGAAACTTACATTTATAACGGTGTTTCGTTTAAGAAAAAGGCTGGATTGAAGTATGCAAATGAAAGCGGTACTGAAGCTAGGGCTTGGGAGTTTGAAGCGGAGAGCAGAGAGCTTGTGATATAGAAAAATTATTTAACAAAGGAAGTATTTCTTTCGTTAAAGCTGAAAGGACAATGACAACTAAATATAATAACTGTGATGATACATTGACAAATTCCAGGAGGTGCAATATAATAGTTCTGTAGAGAACGGAAAGGAGGATATAAGGTAATGAACATAATCGAAAAAATTCATCTACTTGCCAGTATCTGTACAATATTACAATTTGTATATATGATATACAAAGAGTATAAAGACGGAAACGACAAGAAGAAATAACCAACAACGAGGCTATGGTTGCCAAACCCTCTAGCCTTTTCTCTACACTTTAATAAAAAAATAGAAAGAGGTAGCTATTATGTATGAAAAAATACAACTGGTATTATCAATAACGATAATAATTTTATTCTGCACTTTCTGGACTATAAAATTTATAAAATGGAAAAAAAGCAAAAAAAAATAAGCCCAACAACGAGGGCTTGAACATAATCGAATTTTATTTGATTATATTATAGCATATTTTGGAAAAAAGTCAATATAAAAACTATTATCACAGTTATTAATTTAGCTGTGATTTTTTTATTACAAAAAATAAAATTAAAATATATAAGGAGGAATAAAAATGAATTTGGAAAAAAAATATAATGAAGAAGAAGAAAAAGCAATTAACATGTCAAGAGAAATGGCGGGGTTGTCACCTATCACGCAAGATAATGAGAATAAAATAGTTGAAAATAAAGAAATTAAGAATGAAACAGCAGCAGTTGAAGCTGTAACAACAGAAGAAACGGCAGAAGAAATAAAAGAGAGAAGAAATGAGAACGAAAGAAATAGATTGAAGCAACAAGGTGGATTGCGTCCTAACCAATTATTTCATTATACTTTGATTAATTGGGACGGAAAACCTCAAGATGTAATTTGTAAATATCCAACAACAAAAAAAGCATCGAAATATTCTAAAATGGAGCTTGATCCAGGAACTGGTAAAGGAGTATTTTTATTTGCTGATGTAGTCAACGATTTTTATAACGATGAATTACTTCCAAAATTTGAAATTGAAGATTTTCCTTCTAGTGAAATTGCAGAATTAGCTGCTTTCCTATCGGAAGTGGTAAGAAATCCCTTCTTTAAATAAAAGTTTAGCTTTTTTTTACGAAGGTAAGTTGTATATCAACAAAGATGAAATGCTAAGAAATATAACAGAAATTGAAAACTTGGCATTTCAGCTTGAATTAAATGACAATTTTAAAAGTTTTAATTCATTTGAATTTTTAGAAAGATATAACAAGAACGATATTCCTGAAAAAGAATTTGAGACATTTTTAAAGATGTGTTTCTATGATACAGAAATACAGAAAATAAAAGAGCGGGAACAAAAGAAAATGAAGAAAGGAAGATAAAATGGCTAGCGGAGTAGGAGTTACTTATGAGTTGGAATTTGTAATAAAAGACAAAAATGCAAAGCAATGGATACAGTCTATGCAAAAGGAAGCCGAAAGGCTAGCCAAGGCATTAGATAAAATTACTTTAAACAATTTCAACAAACAGATTCAGCACATGCAGAAGCATTTGCAGTCTCAAGGAGATAAATTAAAATCACAGCTTAAAACAGCACAGGATATGATGAAGTCGCTTGGAACGGGTAAAAATGTAAAAAGCGGACTGGATAATGTAAAGAGAGAGACACAGGAAGCCAAAAAGAAAATGGATGAACTGAACAAGGCAAAGGAAGCAGTCGGAAAATCAGTTAAAAATCCTCTTGGAAATGTTGCAAAAGGTGCTGATAGTGCAATGAAAAGAGTTAAGAGGCTTTTAAATAAAGTTCGTGACGGAGCATTGTATAAAGCAGGAAGTTTTATTACACAAGCTGGAATGGAAGCGCTACAGGAATACGGACAGACCGATTACGAGTTGCGTGGGGCTTCTGCCAAAACAGGCGGGTATGGAACTGACTTAAAAGAGTACAGAAAACTTACAAAACAAGTTGGTGGGGCGACTAAATTTAATAATTTAGATGTCGCACAAGCTATAAATGCAGGAGCAACTTTAGGGATAAAAAAAGATGAGATGAAAGAAATTATTCCATCGGCTGCAAATTTAGCACAAGCATTCAATTCGGATATTACGCCAGCACTTGAAATGGTAAAAATGCACATGAATTCTTATCAGTTATCCGCAAAAGAAGCGCAAAAAGTAACTGATATGATAGCTGTTACATCTAAAAATACTGCGGCGGATTTGCCAAGACTTGCTGAAGGTTTTAAATACGTTGGAGCTTCTGGAAAAGCATTAGGGGTTCCTATGGAAACAGTTTATGCAATGCTTGGTAAAATGAATGACAACGGATTGATAGGTTCTACTGCGGGCACAGGATTAAATCAAATGTTTGAAAGTATGAAAGATTTTAAAAAACGAGATAAATTAGAACAATTGATTGGTAAGGTTACAGATGAAAAAGGAAATTTACAGGATATGACTTCTATTTTGGAACGGTTAAAAGGTGTAACTGACAAAATGGGAAATGCTGACAAGGCTGGAGTTTTAAAATCTATTTTTGGAGTACAAGGTGGAAGAGCAGTAAACACTTTATTAAATGGAAGTATCGAAGACTTGAAAAAACTTCAAAATGAAATAAAAAACAGTAGTGGAGCAGCTGAAAAATTAAGTAAATTTATGATGCAAGGAAGTGCTGGGGCAGTTGAAACTTTAATGGGAACAATGTCAAGCACGTTTGCAGCGGTATTTGATTCGTTAGAACCTTTATTAGTTCCAGTTGCAGGACTGTTTATGGGAATTGCTGAAGCAATAGGAATGGTTGCTGAAAAAGCCCCTTGGTTATTACAATTAGTTTCTGTTTTGGGAGCATTGGTTGTAGGAGAATTAGTTTTTCAAAAATTAAAAGCAAGCATTGGACCATTTGTAACAGGAATAAAGGAAGCTATTGCAAGTGTAAGTCTATTTAAAATGGTTTTATACGGACTGTTAGCTATTGGATTGGTAGTGATATTCAATCTATTTAAGCAATGGCAGGATTATTTGCAGGAAAATGCTGATGTGAGCAAGGTTTGGGAATCGGCATTGCAAAGTCTAGGTGCTGCATTAGGAGCAATTGGAGATTTAATAATGGCTGTTATTGGTGCAATATTT